ACAGACACTTCGAATAGTTCAGCGTCCTTTATTTGATATCCGTCGGTTTCCTTTAGATAATCAGCGTCCTTGACTCGGAAACCCACGGAAAATGCTCCAAGTACGCCATCTTTGATTAAATCTTTAACTTCTCCTGCAGACTTAGAAATTCTAGCTCCAAGCTCCAGGCCTTTGTCGTTTACTTCTAATGAAGTAGCACGACCTATTGGTCTATTATAGTCATGGTTAAATAAAATGATTGGATTACCTTTAAAGTTTTCCAGTCCACCATTTTTAGTCCATGCGTCATGGTCAATTATATCACCAGCTCTATCTGATGAGTTAGTGCTAGCATATCCTTTGATATTAACACTACCGTCATCATCTTCACTTAATGTTTTAAAAGTTGATGACCAATGAAAAATTTTCTCTGACATATTACTTACCTTTCTTTACTTCAGCTTTTTTAGGAGCTGGCTTTGCTTTTGGTTTAGGTGCTGTTTTAACTACAGGTGCTACATTAGCGTTAACGTCTGCTGCCATTTTGGCATTAATCATCTGTGTCATTCTAGCCCAAGAGCCAAATGCTCTTTTAGCAACCATAAAACGCATTGGAGCGTCTGTTGCTGCTTTGTATTGGTCAATGGTATAAATTACTCCTTTTTCGTTAAAGTAATCCATTAACTGTTTAAGAATTGCTGGTTTATTCATTTGTTTCTTCCTCTGTTTCCTCAGGTGGTCTGCCACCTTCTTCGGGGTTAGCTGCGCTACCCGCTATGTTTGCTGGTACTCTCAATTCATCATGTCCATCAATTGATTCCATGTTCATTGCGTCCCTGACTTCGTTAGGTGTCATTATACCTGTATTAACTAATGTTGCATAATAAGCTGCTTGGTCTCTAAGCTCTGGCTGTAGTGCTGGAACTCCATGTACATCTTCATTTAGTTTAAATCCGAAGTATCTTTCAAATGCATATCCCATTTTTCTAACTATAGGTAGTATTGTTTCTAAGTAGTACAATCTATGATTAGGTCTAATGTTTGCATTATTACCACCATCCATAAGGATTGGAGGCACGCCCATTGCTTCTAATATTACTTTCTCATTAGCTGCTATTGAAGGTTGGAAGTCTAGTTCTTTAAAGTTTACTTTAGTTAAGCTATCTACTTCTAATCCACCATCTAATATAAGTGGTCTTCTACCACCATTTTTTGGATTATATCTATTTGCCCATGCTGTTAACATTCTTTCTTTTATTCTGTCAGAAAGAGTATTAGGACTCTTTAGTACTAATCCTGGAACTGCTCCATTCTTGAAGAAGTTATCCTGAAATTTGCGCATACTATCTAGTAAATACATAGTTCTGTATGCTGGTTTGAGTCTAGGTACACCCCTATAGATTGATTTGAATGAGTTTTCCTTAATATGTATAATTTCTTTCGGGGTGTAGTCTATAGCTCCATCATATACATACTTGTTAATATAAGTACTAGTATCAGTCTCTATAGTAACATTATTAGCAGGTAAATGATATAAGTGGGCTCCATCAAAATATATAAAGATGTTGCCATCAATCAGTAAGTCAATTATAAGATTTCTCTTAAAAGTGTTTACATCTTGAAAAGGGTTTGGCTCTTTATTTAGTAGTAAGTCTACACGACTTCTACGAACATTAGGCACTATTGGAGTCATACCTTGTACTTTATCTCCAACTTCAAACGGTATATCAGCACTATCGTCAACAATCATATTGACAGCACGATTAACTACTTCTAGTTCCTCGTACGCTGAACGATAATTTTCTTTCTTTTCACGAGTATCAATACTCATGCCTTCTTCTAGGGCAATGAAAGGTTGAGAACTATTTAGTTTCTCCTCATCATTTCTTCCTAAGAATCTGTCATACCATGCCATATTTGTCTCTCTGTATCTCCACCCATCTTTTTTGTTTATTTGCTGTTGCCAGTTTTGGTCTTTTGCCATAAATACTATGCAGTCTTATGTGATGAGTTTTACATAGTGTTACTGCTTCATTGTATACTTCAGAGAGGTGCTCTTCAATAAACTGTTCTCGAAGATTCATTATTTCATCGGCTGAGGTAATCGTAATTTTGTTAACCTTCATCCAAGTGTATAGTAACTCAGTCATTCCATTGAAGTGGTGAAACTCTAAAGGTTCTGTAGCTCCGCAGATAAAGCATTGGGTATCTTTTTGATATCCTGATTTCGCTTTGTCTCGTACGTACTTGACTAAATCTCTTTTTAAATCCATAAATTCCTATTTAGTTAAAATTATACCAAAAATTCACCTTCATGTCAACATTTATTTTTTGGTAGGTCATATATTTAGAATGTATTGGCGGAGGTCTCAAAAGTATACAGTGCATATCTCAGGGCGTCTGCCATGTGACTTGCCATATTATGTTTTGGCTTTTCTCGTAGTAAATTAGGGTTGGGGTCCCACTGATATTGGTCCACGCATGATAATGCTTGTGAACACCTTTGGTCTATAAATAGTGTGTCATTATCTATTATTCCTGCTACTTGTCCTATGCCGTCTAGAACTGATTTTTTCGCATTAATAGTAGATATGTCGTAGTTTTGAGCGAAGTCAAAACGTGTTTGTTGTGCGGCTGAATCAATATAAATCCAATCAATATTGTATTTAGATATCATTCTGTTAATTTCAATAGCATGCTGTTCAGTAGTTCTTTCAGCATCCATATACTCATCGATTAGATAGAATTTCTGCTCGTCCCAATCATATGCTAGTACGCATAAAGCTGTTGGGTCTTTGTAACCTACGTCAAGGCCAGCAAATACGTCCATTTTACTAGTATCTAATCTTTCAAAGTCTCCTACTTGAGTTTCAAAATTGAAATTCCATACCTGTCCTTCATAAGTATTAAAGTCAGCTAAGTACTCTTGTGCAAATTCTGCTTGAGACATTGCTTTTTTAGCTTCTGATATATCATTATCACTAATTCTAGGATTTTCATGATACGTTGCCTGGATTGATGCCCAGTCGTCAAACTCGTCACTAAACCCTCTGTGGTAGAAGTCCGCAAACCAGTTGTTTCGTCCCCTTGGAGTTGAAATAAATACTGCTTTACTGTTCTCTTTATCCAATGTTGGTCTGAGTGCCACATTGAATGCATCTTTGCCATCAGCTAGTGCTGCCTCGTCAAAGATTATTAAGTCGTAACTTCTACCCACTGTAGAGTCCACCTGATTCACAGAGCCCATTCGTATAGTAGAACCATTAGATAGTTCTATAACTTTATCTTTTGCATTATCTTTTGTTACTTCCAAGTCAAAGTGTTTTATCAGTTGTCTTTGTAAGTCAAAAGAAATTTGAGAAAGAGAGTAGTTCGGTGACATAATTAATATGTTAGAGCCTGGCACGAGTGATACAAGCTGTCCAATGACATTTGCTATATACGTTTTACCCTGACGCCTTGATAAGGCGGCACACACGAATCTATACTTGGGGTTGTTTATGGCATTGATTAATGCCTTTTGCGAACTATTAGGTTCTATACCTAATAAGTTCATATACTCTGATATAGGTAGTTTGATGAACCTTTCAGCTGCTTCAAAATCCATTAATTCAGAGCTAATAATATCTGTTCTGCTGATGTTTAACATGTTTAGTGAATCGTTGTATGTTTTTTAATTACTTCTGTGAGTGTTTCTACATCACGTCTTTCCAATAGTTCATATTGGTCGCACAAATTTAAAAGGTAAAGATACCCCATACATAAACTTTGTACTGTTTCATCAGCATGAGTTACAGTACCGCGTCTTTCAGCTTTCTTGTTTAATACATCAAGAGTAACTTCTGCGGTTTCTGCAACGTCTTTTAGCCAATGATTTACCATTAGCTATATTTAACTGGTGTACCTAATACAGTTGCTGCTCCAGCAAATATTTGGTCAGTTGGGTCTTTCATGAGGAATGTTACTTCTCCATCTGCTAGTGTCATTGTGCCTAAGGTTGTATCTGCTGCGTTTGCTACAGTCACTAACTGATTGGCATTACTATTATTAAATAGTCTTACTTCAGTTGCATCTGAAAACGTAGAGGCTGCTCCAACATTAGTACCACAGGCAGCTTCCACTGCGTATAATCTGTAGTTCATTTACTTCTCCTGTTTTTTCTTTGCTTTTTGTTGAGCTGCTAACATTGCGTCTTTAATATCGACTTTACCGTCTAGGTTTTTGTCTTTACCATTTACTATGTTCCAAACTTTTAAAGCTGTTTCTTTAATTTTATTTACCATTTTACTTTATTTGCCCAATATGCTGCTGACATTCTGCCTTTAGCTATATTTCTAGCGTGACGAGCTTTGAATGAAGCTCTTCGTTTTCTTTGTGCCGTTGATTTTGGAGATTTTCCTGCTCCTGACACACCTTGTTGCCCAAATCTTATAGTCTTAACTCGTTTTCCAACTTTTGCTACAACTACATGGGACTTTGTTCGGTGATTGGGCGTACGCTTTGGTTTATTATATCCTGATACGCCCACTCTTTTCAATCTTGAGTCTTTTTTACGTCTGACAGTTCTTTTCTTTCTAACGGCCACGGCTTTTCCTCCTTGCTGCAGTTCTTACCATGGTGGGTTTCCCACCAACGCCCTGCTTCTTAGACCTCTTCCGCCTTACGGCCGATTTAATCTGACTTTTACTCATTCGGGCAGCTTTTGCAGCTGGTACACATTTAGGATATCCTCTGCCTTTTAACTTAGCTTTAGGTCTACCACATCTAGGGTAACTCCCATTTTTCTTTTTGGCTCCTATGTTTACCCATTTCTGACCAAACCACTTTTTTAATCCAGTTTTAGCCACGTCTGTACTTACCTCCTGCAGCCTTGTATTGTTTTACAAGAGATGCATTGGCATATGCAGAAGGATAAACTGCAAATTTTCTTTTAACTTTTGCTTTTATCCTTGCATACAGTTTTTTGTTAGTAGGTATATTACGTTTTTTAGCTTTAGTTGCTTTACGCCTTTTTCTACGAACAGCCATGGTGTTTCATGCCCTTTTTCTTTTTCCCTTTTTTCTTTTTAGGTCTTCCTCTTACTTTACCGTAAGTGCCTTTACCCTTAGGCATTATTGCTTAGCCTTGCCGATGTTAAGAGCTAGTAAGTCTATAAATTTATACAGCTTTCCAATCCATACGTCGTCTTTTGGTGTTGGCGTTGAAGCCGCAATTATGCTTGACACCGTAACAATCATTGTTACATATCCTATTAATTCCATCATGCTATCTCTCCCATAGCTTAAGAGGGCAACTTGCCTTCTTAACTCTTGCTTTCAAAGGCATAAAGCATTTACATACTTTACAAACCTTTAAGCGTGTGTAGTAGGGACACCTACTGCACATTTCAAGTCTAGTCTTTGCTAGGCTCATCTTTAGGTGGCATAGTAACTTCTCTATAGTATACTACGACGTCCTTAAGTTCTGTGATGTATCTTTTTAGTTCCTGCATATTATATGCCATCACTTCATAATCTGGTATAGTCATTGCGAGAAAAACTAGT